GGCAAATTGAGCAGAGGCGCAGGTTGCGCGGGGGGTGCGGGAATGCGCGCGACAAACGGCGTGGCAGTGGGTACACGCGGTAGCGAGAGGCACGCACGTGCCAATGCTCGCTTTTGCGCGCTGGTGGGTTTGCGCGTTGGCGGCACGTTTGGCGCGGGAACGGTGGCGGGTGGTGTGGAAGTGGCCGCGCGAGTGGGGTCCGGATGGGCAATCGCGGCAGGTGTGCTGCTCACAGTGGCTGCCATCGTGTCGCGCATCGCTCGCACTGATGCCTTTCGGGCAGCGTGCGTCTGGGGTAGCGAAGGAATAGTGATGGCGCTGGGTGTTTGGCTAGTCGCAGGAGCGGCACTGCCGGTGGAGACTGGCAGTGGTGGTATGATAATGCCGTTGTGGGCGACAGGCACGGACTTATGGGCCGTGACCTTTCTTGGCATGGCCAGCAAAGGCAATTTGAGCAAGTCAGCATAGCTCGTAGCAGCACGAATGGCTGTCGTTAAGGCAGTCAAACTGTCCGCTGACATCTCAGGGATCGACTCGGTGAGGTACTGCGTCATCCAAGCAGCAGGGGCGTTAGGATACTGGTTGTCGCTAGAAACGTCGGCATCATATCGAGACACGGCCTCGAGGCCTTTCTTAGCACGGTCGCGAAGGGCCCCAAAGACTTGCATCTTGGTGACCAATTCGCACAATATCGGTGTATGTGTGTCGGAGTAACGAAAGCCACGGATTTTCTCCTCAAGTTTGTCCTGTGGTGTGATGTTGGCGGGCAAATGCACTGTAACGTGCAGTTTCGCGAGTTGACGGCGTATGTCGCAACACGAGTTGCGGTCACCGAACCATACCTCAGGCGAGTATTGGCGTGATAGAAAGCTGACGCCCGATTGTCCGCGTTTGACAGTGTCAATGGTGAGTACTTGACCCATACCTTTGGCGCTCGAAATGTACACGTCAGTATCAATATCGCCACCTATGCCGTCATCGCCTCCATACATGCCGAGCCGTTTCCAGGCTTCTGTTGGCGTGCAGTTGCAACGCCGCAAGGCGATGAAGGCGATGAAGATGTTCAGGAGGGTATTGAAAACGCTGGTCTCGGGGGAACCAGACAAGCGTGCGAACCACGTGCCGTACGACGAACCGAATCGTCCATAGGCCTGCAGTCCGCATTGGGTGCGCATGAGCTCAATCAAGTGAGTATGGTGACTGGGGTGAAACAGCCACATCATGGTAATACGTTCGAACTCGCGTGCAGCAGGGCAAACACGACCATCCATACGGGAAAAGTCCGTAAGTTTGATAAACGCCGCAGCTTCTGCAATCTCAGCGACGCGCGTTGCTATTTCTGCAGGCGTCTTGCCGAAAGCATAGCAGTCAAG